CACCGGCCAGATCGCCCGCGCGCTCCAACACCTGGATGCTCTCCACTGTGGTGTCGAGCGAGGCGGCCAGCTTGGCTTGGGCATCGACCGTCTGCAGGCCCGAGCGGATCATCGCCGTGGCCGCAGCCGCGATCGCGGCCGCCGCAGCGGCCATGGCCACACGGGCACGCCGCGCGAAGGCCGCGAGCCGGGCATTCGCGGCCTCCATCTCGCGCGACAGCCGCCCAAAGCCGCGCTTGCCCGCTTCCCCGATACCCTCGAGCTCGGCCTTCACCTGTCGGCCGCCGGTCGCGGAGAGGCGGACGGAGACGCGTTTTTCTGTCATCGGTCAGCCTCCCGGCCATCTTCCATCGGTTCGTTGAGATGCCGCGCCATCACCGCCTCGATCACCGGCAGGAACTCGGCACCAGCGCGGCGCTCATGTCCCAGCCCAGCACCACGCCCGGCACCGCCCTGATCTGGCCACTCAGCCGTCCGGCAAGGTCCCAGACCTGCCAGCCTTCATGGCTGCGCGGCGCATTCAGGATTTGCGGGCAGTCCGGGCAAGGCCCCGCGCAGGCCGTGCAGTAGCCTTCGCCCCCGCCGTAGATCCAGTCGGCGAGGGCGCGGAGGCGTTTTTTTCCGCTTCCAGCTCCAGACCCTTGGCGACATAGCCCATCTGGAAGCGCTCGAAGATCGGCCAGATGTCGAGGAGCGCCGCGATCCCCTCGGGCGTCACGGGTGTCGGATTGCCATCGGCATCGCCCACGCCCCCCCAATCGAGGATCGCGCGTTCGGCCAGTCCCTTGCCGAAGACCACCGCGATCTCGTCGTCGCTGGTGCCCTCGGGCAGGCTGCGCACAGCGGGGTCGCTGCGCGCGGCCACCATCAGCGCGGTGGTCAGGGGTTCGACCCGGACGCGGACGCCGAGGCCAAGGTCAAGCCAGTAGGGCTCACGGGCGAGGTTCAGGCGCAGCATGGATCAATACTCCTCGATGCTGTTGATCAGGGTGACGGTGCACATCCGCCCCAGCGTGGCGTCCCGGGCGGCCTGCCAGTCGAATGTGGCCTGCACGCCCTGCGGCCCCGCGATCTCGATGCGCGGGCGGGGCAGATAGACGGCGTGAGCGGTCAGCGTCAGGCTCTCGCCCGAGGGCAGCGTGTAGGCGAAACTCATCTCGCAGGGATCGCCGTTGATCGCCTGGTCCACCAGCATCTGGTCGGCGAAGCGGACCTCGATCCGGCCCGTGAGCGCGGCGATGGACGGGTCGGCGCCATCGATGCGCCCGTCCGAGCGGATGGTTTCCACCCGGTCGAGATTGTTGGCATAGGTGATCTCGGCGGAGATGATGTTGCCAAGCGCCGTGCCGTTGCGCGTGATGGCACCGTTGAAATGGCCGAAACGCTGCAGGGCGATGTCAGCGAGTGTGCCGGCCGCAGACGCCGTGGCGGTGTTTTCGCCCTGTGCCACCAGGCTCGCGGTCGCGGTCAGAAGGCCCGAGCGCTGCATTTGCCAGTTCAGAGTATCGAGCACGCAGCCCGAATACATCGCAAAGCGCGGCACCTCAGGCATGCCGGTCTCGATCGACAGACTCGGCAAAACCCACGCGCCCGACTGGAACTCATGGGTGTAAGGATCGGTGCCGGTGGTGACAGGCTGGCCAAACGCCGCCTTCAGCCAGACCCCGAAGCCCTGTGCATCGATCGGCACAACGACATTGCCGTCCGCCGTCACTGCGTCCTTGATCGGCGGCAGCGGATCGCGGCCATAACCCAGGAGCTCGCTGTTAAGCAGTGGCTGTTCCGCACCCAGCGTCGCACTGGCAAAAGGCATGCGGGTGAAGCCGCTGGCGGGCGGCGTGCCATAGGTCGTCTCGAACGCAAGCGCCATCTGCGCCCGCGCGCCTTGCGCACGTGCCATGGGGGTCTCCTCAGTTTCTTGGGGGCGGGTCAGGCCAGGGGGTCGGCCGTGGAATAGTGCAGGATGATCGGGATTACGCCGGCCTTCAGGCTGGCCGCGCCCTCGACGGGCAGATCGACCGGACGCGGAGCTTCGGCCTCGACCCAGTCGCAGAGACCGCCCAACGTGCGGTCGGTGGCGAGCGCGGCACCTGCGCTGGCGGTCAGCGCGTCGAAAGTGGCGTCGCGGTTGCCGCCCTGCACGACCGCCTCGATCTCGGCTCGGTGCTGGTAGTGGTAGCGCAGTGGCGACAGCGTCACCTCCGGTTCCCCCGGCTCGCCGTCGCGCAGGATCAGCAAACCCTCGGCCGGGACCCGCTCGGGCAGTACGTCGCCCCGCAGCGCTGTGGCAGGCAGCGCCGAAAGCCGCGCGTGCAGCGCGGCGAGGATGGTTTCGCGGGGGGTGGGCATGTGATACCTGTCAAGATCAACCTAAAGCAGAGAAAATCGGCATGTCAGGCATAAAGATTACCACAACCTTCCCTCCTGAATTCTATGACTGGGTGAAAGACGTCTACCCCGTCTGGCTTCAACTGCCGCAAGACGCGCTTTCCGGATTGGTGCCGTTCAATTCAGCGAAATCGCCACTTCATCTTGACTATGCCACGAACACAGCAGCGCTGTCAGGTTCACTCATCTTCCAGAACCTCAGGACGTTCCTGAACTTGATCGACGAAGACCAGATTCAGCTGTTACCGGATGACACCATGGCATCCGACAGCCTTGAGCTGCTTCTCGATGGGACCGTTTGGCCGCATTATGATGTGGAAGGTGTAAAGCAGCTTCCTCGCCCGTTGCATGAAGAAACCATATGTCGGCTTGATTTCCTGAAAGCACTGGCCATTGCAAGTGGGCTGATCAACCTGTCAGACAATCGCCTTGAAATCACGCAGAGTGGGCGGTTGCTCCTGGCGCACAAGGTTGAACGGCAAATGGTGCGCAAGGTTTTCGAGGCGGCCTTCAGCAAGGTGAACCCCAGAACCCTGACGAAACTCGCCCATCCTTGGGTACATGAGCAGGCCGGGGTCGTTTTCTGGGGCCTATCGATCGTTGGAGTAACCCCGAGGTCGGCAGAAGAGCTTGCCCGATACTGCTTCGTGCCAACCAAAGAGCTTTTCGAATCGCGCCTCCGAAGTCCAAACATCTACATGAGGGCGGTTTTTCTTGATCCATTGATCTGGTTCGGCCTGCTCGAAACCCACGAGACAGAATCTACCGAGAGCAATCCGGCGGGGTTGATGTATCAGAAGTCGCCTGTCTTTGATTCATTTTTCCACTTTGAGATCGAAAGGCTGCTGCCGGTCGAGCGCGCCAACTGAAAGTGACCAAGCGATTGAATGATTCGTCTTAAGCTTTGTCCTCAACCCAATTCGCCACGATCAACCCCGGCACCGCGTCGAGCGCCCGCGCCGCGTCACGGTCGAGGTCCAGCCGCTTCGGCAGCTTGACCTGCGGCACCAGCAGGAAGATCGGCGCGGTGACTTTGCCGCGCCCGGTTTTCGAGCGCGACACCACCGCGCGACCGCGCGTGTTCAGCCGTCCCTCCGCGACCAACAGGCTGGGACCAGCGCGCCGGTAAATGAGACGCAGCCGCAACCCTGAGCGCCGTTCCCATTCCCCCGGCGAGATACGCCCGCCGCGGGTGGACTTGCCTGCCGCTTCCGTCGGGATCGCCAGCCAGAAGCCGTTGCGCGAGCGGATCAGCGGGCCGGTGTCGTGGGCGTTGATTATTCCAGGCGCTTTCGACCAGACAAGTGCTGCGGCGCTGAGGCTCGGCTTGCCCTTGGGGAACTGCTCCGACCGGATGGTGCGAGAAAGCCGCTGCCCGAGCCCTGCGCCGGTGATCTGCGCGCGCCAGGCGCTCTTGAGGCTGTTGCCGGCCTCGCGCGTGGCCGCGGAGACAGCCCGTTCACCTGTCTTGATCTCGGCCGCCATCATCGCGACCAGATCGGGTGTGATGTCGAGTTTCAGTTTCAAAACGCCCCTTGTGGCCGTTGCCTGGTTTCAATGCTGGATTGTGTGGTATCGTTTCGGGGCCGTATATTTACAATCGGCACCGATGGAGGACCCCATGACTGATCGCAGCGCACATATTGACAAGATGAAGGCCAAGGTCGACGAGTGGAACGCCGAGATCGACAAGGTCGAAGCCAAGGCCAAGCAGGCGAACGCCGATGCTCGGATCAAGTACGAAGAGCAGCTCGAAGAGATGCGCAAACAGCGCGACGAGGCCCACACCAAAATGAAAGAAGCGCAGGAAGCCAGCGACAAAGCCTGGGATGACATGCGCAAGGGTTTCGACTCAGCCTGGGACAATATTTCCAACGCGTTCCAGAGCGCAATGAATCGCTTCCGGTAACCTACTGCCCCTGCACAGAACCCATTGACGGGCGACGTTTGTCATGTCCGCCTTCATGAAGCATCCATGTGCCTGACCCTGCGTGATCCGTTTCGTTGCTACGATGGTAGATTCGAATTTCTCCCCAACGTCACTTCACGCTGGCCGCAAATCCACCGTCCAGACCAGCCGCTCGCGGTCGCGGACGGGTTCACCCTGTATGAGAAATGCCTCGCCGTCGATCTCGATGCGGTCACCGGGGCGCAGGGCTGGAACCTCGGCCACGCGCAGATCAATCCGCGTGGTGTCTGACCAGATGCGCGCCTCGCCAAAACTGGTGACCTCATCCGTGCGGCGGGTGACCACGCGGATGAGAACAGGCGCACCGCCTTCAGGTGTGTAGACGGCATCACCACCGATATTGCCATCCGTGAACAGCGCGTCCAGAGCCGTGGCGACGGCTGACATCAGGTCCGCCGTGCGCCGCGCAGCACTTGCGGGCGCGTGCAGATCGGCAGCGGGTTGCTCTCGATCTCGAGGCGCACCCACTCGTCACGGTCACGATCGGGGATCATCCGAGCATAGAGCGGCAGGCCCACGGTGTTGACCGTCTCGAAGGTGTCGGCGGGGGCGTAGTAGATCTCGAACAGCCCCTCGACGCCCTCGGGGTAGAAATACGCCTTGTCGGTCGGCACGCCAAAGCCGAGGCCCCCACGGTAGCGGCGGAAGGTGATACCGCCGAAGCTGACCTCCTCCCCTACCCTGCCCCGCAGGTCGGCAGCAGCGGCAGTGTTGAGATAGGTCTCGCGCACCTCCTTGTGGGCGACAAGATCGGCGAAGAAGGCCGAGCCGCATTCGGCGCGCAACTGCACCTGGCCAGCCGCCAGCCCGCCCAGCGTATCCTCGACGCTCTCGATCATCGCCTGGCAGCGCTTGCGCAGCGCGCCAGAGCCCGGTGTCGCATTGTCGAGATCGAAATCCACCTCGGCCGCCGGAGTGATATTGAACTCGGTGTAATAGTCGATGACCGTGGCCCCATCCTTCGGGTCCTTCACCACGCCCTGGATGCCGTTGAAGAGGTGGAACTCGAAGGTGGCCTCGGCGTCGTTGCGCAGGCGGCCCATCTTGCGAGCGACCTCGGTCTGCACCTGCTGCACGGCGGTTTCCGAGCCGAAGTCGCGGATCGCCTGGATCTCCGAGGCCCAGAGCACGTCCTGCTTCTTGAACTGGCGACAGACAAACGCGCGCATCTCGCGGCGCTCGGGGATCTGGCTCTCATAAGCCGAGCCACGTTCAGAGAACGGGATCAGCGACAGCGTGCCGTCCCGGCTCTCGATCATCACGGTGCGCGCGCGCACGCCGCGCGCACCGAAGAGGTTCGCGCCCGACAGGATCGCGGGCTTGTAGGGGATGTTTTCGAGCGCGCGGGTCAGCTCGATGATGGTGAAGGCATCGCCTTCGAAGATGTCCATGGTGGCCATGGGGATGTCCTTTCAGTTTCAGGCTCAGCGCAGGATGATGCCGAGCGCGGCCAGAGCCGTGGTGGCGGTGGTGACCTGGGCCTCGGTGGCACCCTCGGGGAAGCTGATCTCGTGACGGTTCACGATGGCCGGGCCGCGCAGGAGCACGACGCCGGGCGCATCGGCATCGGTGGCGTCGACATCGGCCCAGAGGATGCCCGCCGCGTTCTGGCTGCCGTTCGTGGCCCCGGGAGTGAGCACGGTGAACTTGCCGCCCGTGGTGATCTTGCCCAGCACGGTACCGGGTGCGAGCTTGCCAGCGCCGGACGCGAGGGTGACGGTTTCGCGGGTGTAATCGCGCAGCACTTCCCAGACGAGGAAGCCGCCGGGATGGGGACCTTCAGTGAGCGTGGTCATGAATTCAGCCTTTCAGTTTGAAGGTGCGGGCGATGACATCGCCCCAGGGGCGCGTCGTCGGGCTCGGCCCGGGTTGCGGGTGATGGGGGTTGATCTGCGGTGATGCCTCGGCCTTTGCGGCAAGCAGGCTGGCGCGGACCTGATCCAGACTTGCGTCTTCCTCCAGGAACCGGCCTGCCATCTGCGGCTGACCCGCAAGGCGGCAAAGGTCGATCACGGCCCGGGCATACGCGATGGCCTCGGCCCGGATGGCGCTGGCATCCGGCGCAGTGTTGGCGACTGCAACAGTGCTGGGGCCGCTGTCATCCGATGGGATGTTGTCACCTGCAACATCCCTCTGCGGCGTCGCGGGATCGTCGACAGGAGCCTCCGGATCAACGTTCCCGACGGGAACCTTGCTCGCGGGATCATCGTCGGGCGGAGGATCGTCACCCTCAGCAACATCGTTGTCGTCTCCAACGATGTCGGCATCGGTTGCCACGCCACCCGGCTCGGAAGCTTCGACCAGTTCGGGCGGAGCATTGCGGAACCGGCCAATGTCGAAACTGGCGGCAATGCGCACCGGCTCGGCCATGCGCGTGGCCAGCCCCAGATCCAGCGCATCCTTCGCGTCGAACCAGGTCTCGGCGGCCATCAGCGCGGCGATGTCTTCCTCGGGTTTGCCGGATTTTGAGGCATAGCCGCGCATCATGCTGGCGGCGATCTTGTCGAGCGTTCCGGCCATGTCGCGCATGTCCGCCGCCGTGCCCATGACCAGCCCGGAGGGGTCATGGATCATCAGGAAGGCGTTTTCCGGCATGACGATCTCGTCGCCCGCCATGGCGATGTAGCTCGCCGCCGAGGCGGCGATGCCGTCGATCCAGACGGTGATGTTCCCCTCATGCCTCTGCAATGCGTTGAAGATCGCCACGGCATCGAAGACCGAGCCGCCGGGGCTGTTGAGCCGCAGGTCGATCGGCGCGTCATCCGGCAGCGCGCCCAGCTCGGCCAGAAACCCCTTGGCCGAGACGCCATAGGCGCCGATTTCGTCATAGATCAGCACTTCCGCCCCGGAGGCCCGGGCGCGGATTGTTCGGCGGACCCTGTGCCCTCGGCATCCGTGTCCGGCGTCCGGGTGGGCGTAGCCCGCGCACCCTGCGTCTCGCCGGGGCTGGTGCGGTAGCGCAGACCCAGGGCCCCTGCCCGCCTTGCATCTGTCGCATTCTCTCGGTCGACTTCCTCGATGTCGTAGCCAGTGGCCTCGACCACCTTGCGCCGTGAGGTGATGCCCGCCTCCATCGCCAGCACCTGTGCCTGAATGTCTTTCAGTGGATCGACCCAGTCCCACCGCGGTGGGATCCATTGCACCATGCGCGCGGCCAGCGGGTCGGGCAGATTCAGCCGCCCGGCCAGCTGCGCGGTTTCCAGCCAGCGCGCCCAGATGGGGCGGCAGAGCTGATGCGCGATCACCCCGTGCTGCAATTGCTGCACGCGGCGGCGGAACTCGACCAGTTCGGCGCGCAAGGATGAATAGTTGGCCTGCCGCACATCGCCGGTCACAAGGTGGTAAGGCAGTCCCAGCGAGGCCGAGACCGCAAGCAGCGTGCGGTATTGGAATGCCTCATAGCCGCCGCCCACATCCGCGGGGCTGGAGAACTTCACGTCCTCCCCAGGCAGCAGGACCTGCATCGTTCCGGGCTCAAGGCTCGCGATGGCGGCGCCGTCAAGGTCGGCGTCGCTCTCCCCCATCATCGGGTCTTCCGGCGCGGTCTTGGTGATGAAGCCCGCAAACATCGCCGCGGTCTTCTTCCGGTCCAGTTCCGCGTCATCGTATTGATCGAGCAGGAACAAACGCACCATGGCCGGGGCCACGTGCGGGAGGCCCCGGATTTGCCCTGCGTCGATCGGCCGGTAGATATGCAGCACATCTTCGGCAACCACGCGCACCGTTTCCGGCACCGCCACGCGCTGGTCGGTGCTGTCGCCTGGATGGCTGCGGCGGAAATGATAGGCCACCCGGCGGCCGATCAGATCGAACTCGATGCCGCAGCGGATGCGATTGCCATTGGCGGCTGTCTCGGTCTTCTCGAAGGGCAGCATTTCCGATTGCAGCAGCTGCATCTGCAGCGGCACCAGAAGGCCGTCTTCGGCCCGGCGCGGGCGCAACCGCACAAAACACTCGCCCGCCACAAACATCTCCCGCGCGACCATCGCCTGCAGGCCGTAGAAATCGGTCAGCCCGTCGGCATCGGCCTCGTCGGTCCAGGCCAGCCAGAGCCGCTGGACCTGATCGCGCAATTTCGCATCCTCGATCAGCGAGGACGGTTTGATCCCGTCGCCCACCATGTTGGACGCAAAGGCCTCGCAGGCATTCGCCGCATAGCCGTTGGTGACCACCAGTTCCCGCGCGCGGGCCAGCAAGCGCGGACCGCCTGACGCGACCAGCGAGTTGATGTTTTCCAGTGGCGGGTTCCAGCCCCGCAGCCGGCGTTTGGACATGGCGCCTTCGAGACGCGCACGCACGGCAGCGGGTCCGCTTCCACTGGAGCGGCGAAACCGGTCGAACAGCCCCATGGATCACAGCCCCTTCGCCGTTGTCACGCGCACATGGCGCACGATGCGCCGCCCCTCGAGGCCCGCGATCTCGCGGTCCAGCGCCTCGATCGCCCGGTCGATCTCGGCCACGCTGCGGTAGTCGACGGTCTTGCCGTCATAGCTGACCCGCGCCACGCCCGAAGAGCGTTGCGCAGACAGCGCCTCGCGGCGGGCGCGCAGGTCAGCAATAGTGGCCATTGATCACCCCATGTAATTTGATCGCATCGTCCGCCGTCGCGCTGAGGGGCGTGGCGTTGGTTTCGCGGCCGCATCACCCGCCGGTCCGGAGACCTGCACCGCCAACTGCCGCTCCAGCTCCTGCCACCGCGCCTCCGACCAGCGATCCGCCCCGGCAACCCACGCCGCCGCCCGGGCATAAACCCGGCAATCCAGCGCCTCGTTGCGCTCGCGCAGCTTCTGCCATTCGAGCTTCGTGAAGCCGCGCTTGTTCTTGATCGTGACCAGCTGCTCGGCCGTCAGCTGCTTGAGCCATTCGCTGTCAGCCCAACTGGGCAGATGCACCGTTCCCGCCGAAAACGATGCACCGGTTGTGATTTCCTCCGGCGTCGGCCGGTCTTGGCGCAGGAAGCGATAGGTTTCCGCCTTGAAGGTCGATGTCGCCACGGACCAGAGCCGCGCGCCGCGCCGCAATCGCTTGCCGCCGATCGTGGCATCCACGAAGGTTGGCCCCGTCACCGGGCTGGCGCGGTTGAACCCCTCGAGGCCTTTCACCGGGGCCACCTGACCAAAGCCGACCTGGCGCGCCCAGGCGTAGACGGCGCTGGTCTCATAGCCGGTGTCGATGGCAAGCCGCGCGATCGTCAGGTGCTGGCCGCTGGCGTGTGCCCATGCGCGCCCGAGCAGGTCAGCCAGTTCCTGCCAGCAATCCGGATCTCCGGGCCCGCCCTCGATCACGACATGATCGATCAGCCAGCTTTGCAGCCCCCTGCCCCAGGCCCAGACATCGATCTCGATCCTGTCCTTCTGCACGTCGGCACCGGCGGTCAGGAACAATCCGCCGGGAGGGACAGTGCCGGGTTTCCACTCCTCCTTCAGCCCCTGCAGGCGCTGCCAATCCGGCGCGTCGCCACTTTCCATCCAGGTCTCGCCAAGCGAGGTGTTGATGAAGGTCTTCATCATGTCGTCCCCACCGGCCCGCGCTGACAGGAAAGTTTTGACCATCGCCGCCAACCGGACCCAGGGCGAATAGATCTCGTTGAGATGGAACCCGGCCGTGCCTGCGAAGGGTTGCTCTGCCACCCAGTGCCCCTTTGATACCGCCGCCCAGCGGATCTCATCCCGCCAGGCTGCATCGCAGTCGATGCAATGATAGCGCGCGGTTTCAGGCTCGTGGCTGCCGTCCTCATTCTTGTCCCACCGCACCTGCGGCCAGGTCAGGATCTGCTCGGTCCCACACTCCGGGCAAGGCACCCAGAACCGGCGCTGATCGCTTTCCTCGAACGCCGCCTCGATCCGGCTGGTGCCCTTATTGGTGGGGGTCGAGACCAGCACGATCTTGCGGTTCCAGAAGGTTACCGTCCGTTTGCGCGCCAAATTCACCGGGTCACCCTCGGCCCCGGCGCTGAAGGGGTAGCGATCGACCTCGTCGCAGAGGAGCAACCGGATCGGGCGGCTTGCCAGGCCCGAGGGCGCGTTGGCGCCAACGATGGTCAGATGGCCGCCCGGAAAGCGCTTGTGCAGGATCTTGTTGTTGCCATCCCGCGATTTGGGGTTGGCAATCTTGTCCTGCAGACACGGCGTGTCGCGCGCCATCGGCGAGAACCGGTCCTTCGACCAGGTTTCTGCATCGCGCTCGGTCGGCATCACCACCATGATCGGCGCCGGGTCATGATCGATGTGATAGCCGACCATGTTCAAGAGCGACTCCGATTTGCCGATTTGGCTGCTGGACATGATCACCACTGTTTCCGCCGCCGGGTCAGAGATCGCATCCATGATGCCACGCTGGTATTCAGCCCGGCTTGTGCGCCACTGGCCGGGTTCTGCGCTCGCCTCAGAGCTCAGCCGCCGGTTCTGATCCGCCCAATCGCTGATCGTCAGGTCCGGCGGTGGGCGCAGCACCGCCAGCGCCTTTTCCACCGTGCGCTTCAGGATCGGCGAGCCCTTCAAGATCAACATCGGTCTCGAGTTCAATGTCTGGCTGCGCGAGATCATCGAGCACCTCGCGGATCGCGGCACGGATCAGGTTCCGGGTGTCTCCGACGGTTGATTGGTCAAAAGCCTGCGGAGCCAGTCGATCCGGCAGCGCCAGCAGGCGGGTTCTCAGAAGCGCCAGCACGGCGATCCATGCCGCCTCGATCTGATCGGCCGCGATAAGCGACAGCCGCTTTTCCTCCGCTTCCATCTCGGCGAGGTCGGCTCGCGCCCGGATGAACCGCGCTCGTTCGGCCGCATAGTCCGGGGCCCCGGCTTGGGCGCGCGCGGCCTGGTCGCGCAGGTAGCGCACATACCCCCGCGCCGACCCAATCAGGTCATATTGCCCGCGCTCTGCTTTCGGGATCACGCCCTCCCGGCTCAGCTGCTGGACCCGCCGCTCCGAGAGATCGAGCAGCTTGGCGATCACGCCGATAGGTTGGGTCGCCGATGACATGAAGTGATCCCGCCACCCCGATTAAAGCCATGTAATTGCTTCGATTATACTGGATAGAGCGCCCGAGTAGAGCGAACCTGACTACATCAACCGACGCAGCCAGGAGGCACCCACATGACCATCGCAGAACGCTACAACGCCGAGGCCAAACGCCTCCTGCCGCACATGGCGGCAGACCTTGCCGTCGACCCAAGCATCACCAGGGCAAACGAGATCGACGAAATCGTCTTCCGGCGCAGCGAGTACCTCGGCGGGATGGCCTGCGCGATCCTCGCCCTGATCAAACAGCAGAACTGAGGACCACGACGATGACCACGCCCCGTCTGAACCCGATCACCACCCCACTCCACGAACTCCGCGCCGAGAAGGTTCGGCGCAACAAGGAAGCCGCCCTCAATGCCTTCATTGGAAAGAAGGCCGAGATCGACGAGATGCTCGCCCGCCTGCAGGCGCTCAGCGACGACCATTTCAACTGCCACCCCGACGAGGTGGGCTGGGCGATGGTCGGCACCCTCGAACACTACGCCAGCCTGCTCAAGCGCATCACCGACAGCGCCTTCGGCGAGGGCGAACACGCGGAGTGAACAAACGCTTCCCGGGTCCCGCCCGCCGACTGGCGGGCTCGATCTCGTAGAAGGGCCCGCATCCCGCGCGCCCCGATACGGGAGACGAATATGACCCAGCTTTCCGACACCCAAGCCCTGATCCTGAGCACAGCTGCCCAGCGGCCCGAGCGCATCGCCCTGCCGCTGCCTGACAGCCTGCGCGGCGGCGCTGCCGCAAAGGTGGTCGGCGCGATGCTCGCCAAGGGCTTCCTCGAAGAGGTCGACGCCGACATGCGCAAGGGCGAGCCCGTCTGGCGCGAGACCGGCGACGGCCACGGCGTCACGCTGGTCGCTACCGACGCAGGCCTCGCCGCCATCGGCATCGAGACCGAGGGCGAGACTGACGAACCAGCCGATGAGGCCGCGCCCATTGCCCGCACGCCGCGCGAGGGAACCAAACAGGCCACGCTGATCGCGATGTTGCGCGCGGAAGGCGGCGCGACCATCGACGAGATCGTCGCGGCCTTGGACTGGAGGTCACATACGGTTCGGGGCGCAATGTCCGGCGCGCTGAAGAAGAAACTCGGGCTCGAGGTGACCTCGGAGAAGGTCGAACACCGAGGGCGCGTCTATCGTATCGAGCGCTGATTTCGATCGGCCGCGCCGCTGAAGTCCCGCCTGTAAGGAAGCCGCCGCCGTGTGAGCGGCGGCTTCATCGTTCTGACCCGGATCGCCTCAAACGCCCTTCGAAGAAGGAACGATCTGAGAATCGACACTCCCGTGAAAATCAGGCCCATCTTCAGGTTTTGCGCCAGCGTCGTGTGCAGCCCGAAGATCGGGAAAAGCAGGATCTGCGTCACGACGGCGACGCCGTAGCCGACAGATACGTTGGCGAGGGACTCGACCAGCGACATGGCGCGCGACTGCTTCATGCTTCGCTGCGCCCTGCTTTGAGGTCTTCGAAGGCCCTCCCATCACCATCAAGCACGGCCGCCTGACCCGTGAAAGCCTGCCACCGCTCCACCGCCACATCGACGTAAGCCGGGTTCAACTCGATTCCGTAGCAGACCCGCCCGGTGGTCTCGGCCGCGATCAGCGTCGTGCCTGACCCCATGAAGGGCTCATAGACCGCCTGACCCGGGCTGGAGTTGTTGAGGATCGGGCGGCGCATGCATTCGACGGGTTTCTGGGTCCCGTGCACAGTTTTTGCATCCTGGTCCTTGCTCGGGATCTGCCACAGCGTCGTCTGCTTGCGATCGCCCGCCCAGTGGCCCTTGCCGGTCTTTTTGACAGCGTACCAGGCCGGCTCGTGCTGCCAGTGATAATCGCCCCGGCTGAGCACCAGTCGCTCCTTGGCCCAGATGATCTGCGAGCGGATCGTGAACCCCGCCGCCTCAAGGCTTTCCGCGACCTCTCCCGCGTGCAGCGCGCCGTGCCAGACATAGGCGACGTCGCCGGGAAACAGCGCCCAGGCCTCGCGCCAATCCGCCCGATCATCATTCAGCACCTTGCCGGTGCGTTTGGTCTTGGCCGCGCCCGCCTGGTTACGCCAGCTCGGGTCGTACTCAACACCGTAGGGTGGATCGGTCACCATCAGCAGAGGTTTCACTGTGCCGAACAGCCGCTCAGTGTCGGTCGCCTCGGTGCTGTCACCGCAGAGCAGTCGATGGTTACCGAGAAACCAAAGATCGCCGGGGCGGCTGACCGGATCTTCCGGGATGTCCGGAATGTCATCCTCACCCTCTTGCGGACCGGTTCCCGCATCGAGGCTGTTCATCAGCGCGTTCAACTCGTCATCGGTGAAACCTGTCAGGCCAAGATCAAAATCCGCCTCCAGCAGGTCCGCCAGTTCGAGGTTCAGCAGGTCCTTGTCCCACTCGGCGTTCTCGCTCGAGCGGTTGTCCATGATCCGGAAAGCGCGGGCCTGGGCCTCGGTCAGCCCCTTGGCGACATGCACCGGCGCGGTCTTCAGGCCGAGCTTGCGGGCTGCTTCCAGCCGCGTGTGCCCGGCCAAGACCACCATCGCCTCATCGACAACGATGGGCTGGCGCCAGCCAAACTCCTGGATCGACGCCGCCACCGTAGCAATGGCCTGCTCATTGCGCCGCGGGTTGCGCGCATAGGGAATGATCTGCTCGAGCGGCAGGTCCAAGACGTCCATGGTGATGTCCTTGAGATGCCCAAAAGCGAAACGGGTCTGGCCCGCGAAACGAACCGACGGTCCGCGAAAGCGAAATGGGCTCCGACCGCCGTTTCGTTTCAGGCAGGGTTTGTCAGGCCATCAAGCCTTTGTTTTATTGGGGATGCGCACAAAGCGAAACGAAACGGGTGTTTTTTGAAACGTCACAGGGAAAGCGTCGCGCTGCGCCCCCCCGTATAGGTTTGCGGCCAGGAAGGACCCGTAAAGTCGGTGGGTTAGCCGCCTGGACCCCAGCTGGACCCTTCGGTGGACCCCGGAAGCCAGCAGGGTATCCACCAACGAAAACGGGGAGAGCCGTTTTCCAACGCACTCTCCCCATCATGCCCTACGGATAGCACGGATATGTTGCATGTGTCGAACACTAAAGTGTTGCAACACATTGGAGTCGCTAGGCATTCAGCCGCGAGGCAATCTTGGTGAGCGCCAGCTGCCACCTCCTCCACGCGGTGGTACGATCGCAACCCAGCTCGCCACTGATCTGCTTCCAAGGCACACGCGCAGCCCGCGACCAGATCAGCTTGCGCTCGGCCTCCTCGATCCAGAGCACCCAGTCGAAGGTCTGCTCGAGCCGGGTGATTGACGCCGCCGAAGGCCAGACGCGCATAGGTTGCGGTTCCATCGCTGCGATCTCGCGGCTGGTCCGCACGATGTCCGGCCATGCATTGAAATACCCACGGGCCTTCACCGGTGGCAGCTTCCGAAGCGTGCGGAAGGCTTCCTCGAAATGGTCGGCCACGTCGTCGGCGGTCCAGATGTGATCAACCATTGCGCGCCTCCCCTGTGGGACGTGGCCCGTAAAGCTTGGCGCCCAGCTGTTCGATCAGTTCGCGCTCAGGCCATGTCAGACGGTCGTCATGGACGCTGACAGCCAGCACGCCCAGTTCTTGCCAGCCCTCCCGCTTGACCTGCTCGGGGTCACGGCGCTGACCGCCATAGCCTTTGGGGGTGAACCTCATGCCGCACCTCCCCGGGTCTCGATAGCCCAGAGCAGGATCGCGATAGCATCGGCTTCATTGTCGTCAGCGGGCAAAAACCCGCGGGCGCGCGCGGCGTCGATCATGGCCTGCTTCGGGGCGTTACCCTTGCCGGTGGCGTGGCGCTTGATGGTGCCGACGGGAACGCCCTCGTATGGCACGCCACGCAGTTCGGCCCACGCGGTCAGGGTCGCCATGAGACCGCCATAGACGTGGCTCGCGTCAGTGCCTGCATGCCGCCGGACTTCTTCGTACCAGATCGTCGCGATGGGGCCGGACAGCCGGTCGAGTTCTGTCAGCCAGTTGGTGAACCGCAGGTAGCGCATGCCGCCGCCATCGTAACGGCCGGGCTTGAAGCTGGCCGTGCCACTGGTGATCAAGCCATCGAAGCCACGGATGGCCCAGCCGGTGGTCGTACCGAGGTCGAGCGCAAGGATGGTGCGCGGGGTTTGTGTAGGTTGGGTCATGCAGACCTCCTCTTCGGTTTGCTGGGCTTGGCGAGAGGGCTGGCCGGTGAAGGCTGCGGTCTCGCCAGGCCCCGAAGGGTGGTCTGGTCACGTCAGGTGCGGGACGGATGGGCCGCCCGGCACTTCTTTCAATTCCTCAAGCGGGCCAGTTTGAAAGAAGTTGCCCAAGAAGGTGTTGATTTATTTATATAATATACCTTCTTTCAATATTTCAATTATTTCAATAGGTACCTCTTCCTTATTTCTAATCGCGCGCGCGTGGACACATATAGACAGGTGTCCTCTTGAAAGATTGAAAGAAGTGAAGGAAGTCAAAAATCCATTCCTGAACAGCGACTTAGACCTCAACTTCTTTCAATTGAAGAAAACCCCGCTTTGAAGGAAGGCTGTTGGTCACCTGACAATCCGGTAGACCATGGCCCTGCGACCTCCGGTGTCGCGCATGCCCGTTGTGATATCCCCGCTTTCGATCAACGTTTCCAGAATCTCATTGCGGTCGCGGGATTTCAACCATTGCGACGCCCGCGTGACCTCGGATTTAGTGATCCCTTTGGACTCAGCCGACCGGATGATCTCCTTGAGCCGCTTCAAATGGGCCTCGGTTTCAGTATCGGCCACATGACGCTCCACCGCCGCCATGGTCCGCTGCGCGTAGTGGCGCACGAAATCAATGGCCCAGTCCGTCGCCGTCAGATCAATTTCGGGTTTCGCAGGATCACGGCCCACCGCCACGATCAAGGCGAGCTTCAGCGCGTTTTCACCAATGCGTGCCAGGATCGCCGTGAAGGCTGTGCCAGCGGCAGCCCGCAACTCCCCCGTCAATTCAGCACTGAGCGCCTTGAACCGCGCCCTCGCTTCATCAGTCATGGGCACGATGGTCGGATTTACTGTCGTGTTCTGATCGGCCGTCTTGCCCGCAAGATTGCCCTTCTGGTGACCGCCCCCAGCCGCTACGCCCTGCAAGCCCCGGATCAGCGCAGGCGGGGCCTGCCGGATGCCGACCGCGATGTTCTCGTCCGGGTAATCCTCGTCGCTTGGCAGGATCAGAAAACGCGCAAGCGATCCGTCGACCACATTTGCCCCCTGCAGAGCTCCCCAAAAGTGCAAGGGTGTCGTCGTGCCATAGACACAAAGGCAAGGCTGGACGATGTCCCGCCGTTCATTGGAGCCATCGCGATTGGCGTATTCCGCGCCGAGAAAGATACCGCCAGCAGCCGTATAGAGCTCGGTCATGTTGTCGAGGATCTCGGTGATGTGGCGCGGGCTGCGCCGGCGATCGGCTGCGGCCGACAGGAACATGCCGAACTCATCGATCTGGAACAGGATCGCTGGTTGACGATGCAGCGCGGTCAAGAGCCCCGCTCCGGAGGCGATCTTGTTGCCGCCGAGGTGATGGGCAAGGCCCGCCTCGAAGAACACCTCGTTGATGATCTCGCGCGCGTGGTTTTTTCCCGATCCGCTGTCGGCGATGCCCACGACATAGAGGTTTGAGCGGAGGTTGCTCTCGGTCCGGTATTGCCGCCCCATCAGCGCACCAATCGCACAGAGGCTGGCCCCGAGCGACAGGAGCGGCTGCGGACGCCGGGCCGTCGTGAGCATGTACTCCGTCAGTTCACCCAGCAACCCTTCCGGGATTTTCAAGAAATAGGCCGGTGATGATGTGGGCGCGGCAGGGCCAGCGGTAGCCACGTCCAACTTGGACAACAGCCCCGCTGCTGGGTGATCGGCCTCGGCCATGGTGCTACCATCAAGGCGCAGATCGCCCCCGGGCTGCCAGCCGCGCTCCATCGCAAGGTGGTAAATCGTGCCTGCGCCGATCCGATCAGGCTTGAAGCTGGCCCAGGCCTTGGTCGTGGCTGCTGGAACATCCTTCGCGGCCAGAGCCGACCAGTCAGCAAACAGATCCGCCCCCGCCTCCCCGAGCGCGCCTTTCAGCGCCATGCCGATCCGCATCCAGCTGTCATAATCCAGCTCGGCATTGGGCAACCATGCGAGGGCAGCCTGTATGGCGGGCAATGTGCCAAGCTGACTATGGGAGCGCAAATGCTCCGCTGCAGGCGATGCAGTTCTCAGCCCGCGATGCCGCAGGGCCTCCGGCAAAACCGCATAGGCCTCGTCCAGGAACGCCGTCGCCGCCTCGGCCGTGATTTCCGGCAGATCGGTGATGTCGAGATCCGCAAGCCCCTCTTCGGGCCAGGCATAAGGCGCGCCCGTGTCAGGGTGGTCAGCATAGGCCAGGAACTGCTGTCCGAGGCAGAGCACCTCCAGCGGATGACGCTTGATGCCCCGGAACGGCTCAGCCGTGCGGTAGATCAGCATCCGTTTCGGTGCTTTTCCGATCCGTAACGCAGGCGTATCGCCCAGCCGTTCGCGTGCAAGTTGCTCGATCTGGAGCGCCAATTCGGCATCCTCGACGATATCTATGTCTACAGCAGAAACTGCGCCGCCAACGATCCCGATGCCGCACTCGGGCCAGGCCGACCATGTCGTCACCTCCACCTCGGTCGTGGGGCGCTCTGCATGCCGGTTCCATTCTGGATAATCGGTCCACGCCCCACGCTGGAACCGCCCCGGCTTCTTGGTGCCCGGGCCGATCGGCAGAATGGCATAGCCGTTGGTGACCAGCCGCGCGCCGAACCGCGCCATGTAAGATGTGTCAGCCATCAGAAGGGCACCTCGGGGGTCATGGCGTCGAGCCGCGTGCGGTCCTTGGCCGCAAGCTCGCGCAAGTGGTCGCAATATCCGGTGACGACTGCGTCGATGAAACGGTCCCATTCGGTCTCGGTCAGGGTTGCGAGATCGGATTTACCGATGCTCTCGAGGTATTCGCCACCTTGTTGGCCGCCGACGGTCATTGCCTCGCTCTCGTTCGGAGTGGGATCGATCATGCCTTTCCTCCCATGGCAGATGTCCTGGCAAGCGCGGCTGCAGAGGTGCTTGCGGCTTGCGTCCCGCCGCTGGTCCGAGATCCGGAAGACCGGGTTGAACCAGCCAAAGCCGCGAGGTTCCCGGTGGCAGACGGCGCAGAGGCCGGGGTGGAATGGACGCATGGATCGAACCTGTAGCCGGAGATTTCAAAATAGCGGCCCGAGGGACGGACCGAGATTTCACTGGGGCGCGGAAGACGGGTCGCCTGCGCAATTGCTTCATCCACGCTGAGCGGGACGGCCACGCCCGGTGCGCGCTTGCGCCACCATTCCGCCGCCTTCTGGCGCGCATAGCCCTGATGCTCGAGGCAAACCCATTCGCTGTAAGTGGTGAGACCGCAGCTGTAGGTGACCCTGAGCGAGGGCCGTCCCCCGCGCTTGTCGTGACGGGTGTAGGATACGCCGCTCACCTGCAGCCATTGCGGCGCTTTTGGCGATAGCACCGGCAGCGTGGCCGCGGTCGGCGCGATCTTCACCTCACGGGCCGGGAACTCGTATCCGCAGTCCGGACATTCGGTGGCCGAGAGCGCCACGATGCTCTCACACATGGGGCAAACCTTTGTGGGTGCCTCTCCCCCGCCACTCTCACCTGGGCGCTTCGGGCGCACGAGATCGATCGGCCCATGGCGTCGAACATTGCCCGCAAAATCCAGAACGAGGCAGTTCTCCTTGTCCGGTGCCAGGCGCGTTCCCCGACCGACCATCTGCACATAGAGCCCGGCAGACTGCGTCGGACGCAGCAGCGCAATGAGATCGACGGCTGGGGCGTTGAAGCCGGTGGTCAGCACGCCCATCGACGCCAACGCGCGGATTTCGCCCCGCTTGAACGCGGCGATGATGGCATCACGCTCGTCCTTGGGGGTATCGCCGAAGATCGTCTGGCAGGTGATGCCCTGACGTCCGAATTCCTCGGCGACGTGGCGTGCGTGATCGACGCCCGAACAGAAGGCCAACCAGGATTTCCGGTCCTTGCCGTAGTCGATGATTTCGCTGACAGCCGCCCGGGTGGTTGCCTCCTGGTCGACAGCCGCCGCCAGATCGCGCGCAATGAAATCACCGGCGCGGGTGCCGACCTTCGACACATCAAGCCGGGTTGTGGGCTGCTTCGAGACGAGCGGGCTCAGAAATCCCTGATTGATCAGATCTCGGACCGGGGCTTCATAAGCGATGTCGGTGAAGAGCGCGTTTTTGCCTTCATGCAGCATGCCGCTGTCGAGCCGGAACGGCGTAGCCGTGAGACCAATCACCTTCAGCGCCGGGTTGATCGCGCTCAGCGCATCAAGGAAACGCCGATACATGGTGCTCGATTTGCCTGGGATCAGATGGGCCTCGTCAATCAGCACCAGATCGGTGTGACCAATCTCGTGGGCTCTGCGATGGATCGACTGGATGCCGGCAAATAGGACGCGGGCCTGCGCCTCGCGCTTGCCCAAGCCCGCCGAATAGATGCCCGCTGGCGCTTCCGGCCAGAGTCCGATCATCTCGGCATGGTTCTGCGCGATCAGCTCGCGCACATGGGTCACGATCAGGATGCGCTGATCGGGCCAGGCCTTCAGCACGTCTTCGATGAAGGCGGCCATGACGAGGCTCTTGCCCCCAGCTGTTGGAATGACCACCAGCGGATTGCCAGTGTTGGTCTGGAAATAGCCGTAGATCGAAGAAATCGCAGCGTTTTGGTATGGGCGCAGGGTCAGCATGGCGCGGCCTCCGTGGTACGGGCGTCATTTGACCAGGTGGAGCCATCGGCCATGCGGTAGGTGACGATGTCGTCCCCCGCATCGATGACCTCACCCGGCACGAGGTCTGGGATGAAGAGATGTTTGCCGCAGGCGGCGCGCTGTTCGGCCGGAGCCAGCATTCGGTCGTGGCGGGCGCAGTGCCACCCGCCTTCGATCGGCGTCGCGTGCAAGCAGGACCGGCAGGAAACGGCGGCCCCGACACCCTCATGACAGACGGCATGATGATCGCAGAAACGGCATTCGAACCAGGCCGGGTCCTCGCTGATCCGCGCGGGCGGATGCTGGGCGAAGATGACCCGACCGGCTTTTTCCAACAGGCGTTCGGCCATGGCTGGATCGGCTTCGATCCGCTCGATATGCAACGCGTCGGTGTCCTTACAGACCGCCATGTAGAGCGCGCGGGTGATGCCGGTCAGGTGCATGTAGATCCGCATCTGCGCCGCATGTTGGGGCTTCGACAGCACCACGCCTTTCGCGGTCAAATCAGCAAAGCTCTTCGCCGAATGCGTCTTGAATTCGAGAACATGCCAGGTTTTCGGTGCCTCAAGCAGCCCGAGGGCAACACCGTCAAGCGAACCGCCGAAATGACCGCCATGGGCTTCGACACGGAACTGGCGGCCAGTGTCCGGATCGACCTCCAGCACCGTCGCGCCGGTGGCGCGCAGGTTGCGGACCATACGGTCCTCTTCCAGCTGGCCAGTCTCAAAAAGGCGCAGGAGGCGGCCGGAATGGCGTGACGGCGTGACCCAGCGGAAATCATACCAGAGCGCGCGTGCGCAGGATTTTCCGATGATTGACGCGCCGAGGTGATCGCGAAAGCCATCGCCCTGCCGCGCCTCATAAGACGCATAGATCGCCGTGAGTGTCGGCGTGGGCGGTGCGGGAAGATCAGCCATCACAAACCCTCCCGTTCGCTGCGGGCTTGGGCCTCGGCCAGAATGCGGGTCCAAGTCTCCGGGTCATGGCGGTCACGCAGAACGCCGATCAGGGCGTCCTTCAGCTTCTCGCGACGACGGCGGCCGGTGCCTTTCGCCAGCAGTTCGGACCGCTCGCGGCTCAGATGGCGCAGCGCCGTGCGGGCGCGGTGGAACCAGTCGGGGTCGATGGGCTTTTGGCCCCGCTGGCGTGCCAGATCGGCGGTCGCAATCTGCGTGCGGATATTGGCGATATCGTCGTCGAGTTCGATCAACCGGCGCTGGTCTTCAGGCAAGCCGGGGCTGATCACGGCCACAGGGGCCGCGTTGGTCAGATCAGTCATGGAAGTTTCCTCAGATGTGTTTGGGCGCTGCCCCGGCAAACGGGGGCGGAGCAGCGCGGATCATCAGCCCTTCTTGTTCCAGGGAGCGGAGGCCATCTTGGCCGGAGCAGCGGCAGTGGCCCCGGCAGTCTGGGCTTTCTTCGCCGCTTGCGGTGCGGCCGTGCCCTGTTCCGGCGTCATGTAGCGGATCGCATTGCTCTCGCCGTAGCCGTTCTTGGGCGGCTTCACCGTCACCTGGATCGTCATCGGGATGAGGTGCAGTTCCTCACTGTCGCTGACCTGCATCTTGCCCGTCGCATGACAAATCGCCGACAACGTCCGCTGTGCAATCTCGACCGTGGTCGGGTTCGGGTTCACCAGGTTCAGCTGGTCGAAGATCTTCCGGCCCTTATGCGGACCGTCCAGAATGTCGAGCATCAGCCAGAGGAACTGGCCCATGCCGTTGCGGGTCACGCGCATCTCGCTCTCGACGATCTGGGCGCTGTATTTGCCTGCGGGCAGCAGCTCATAGGCGGTGGTGGGCTCGATGCCCGAGGCATCAAATGCGGCGTCAAAACGTGCCATGGTCGTATCCTTTCAGGTGCGGATTATTCAGGTTGGGGCATGGCTGCGAGGAACTCTGACCACTCGAGCGGCAAGGTGTCCGGCAGGCCGTAACGGTTTTTGGCGAGGAAGGCGGGACGCTCTTCGGTGTGCATGACGCGCGCACCGGACCCGAGCGCCCGGGTCACCTTCTTGTTGAACCCGACATCGGATTTGGCGACCGAGATCTGGTAGTTCGCAAAGAGCACCACATCGGAATGCTCCTGCAGCAGCGCCGAGGCGCGGGTCTGCAGCTTGATCACATACCGGTCGTAGGGTTCGTGCTCGGGGCTGTCGAAACGCTTGATGTCGGTATGGGCAATCTGGATGACCACCATGCCCTTCCGGTCGCGCAGCGCGTTCAGCTTATCGAGATATTCGCGCCAGACGGTCAGCGCCTCAGCGTAACCTTTGCCAAATCCCGGGGTTTCGATTGACTGCCAGCCGTTGCGTTTGCACGCTTCAGCCCAGATCAGCGGTTCCAGCCAGTCGACGCTGTCAACGACCACCGTGCCAAAGCCGTGGTCTTCCTCCAGCAAGGCGTCGAGCGCTTCCGCCACTTCGGCATAGCTGGTCGCCAACGGAAAATGCGGGACCTGCAATTTGCCAAGGCCGTCCTCCGTCATGATGAACACGGGCGCGCCAGCGTCAGCCGCAAAGGTGGATTTTCCGACCCCGGCAACCCCGTGGATCAGGATGCGCGGCGGCTGGAGCACCGAGGTGGTGCGCAGAGATGCGAGAGAAATAGCCATCAGCGCACCTCCTCGCCCAGCAACAGGCGGAACTTGGGCTTGCCGGTCCGGACCGTGCGCGCGGGTTCAAAACCCTTGCGCCAGGACTCCGGCAGTGCCGTGTATTTGCGCTCGGACACCTTCAACGTGGTCTCGATGAACTCGGCCGGGTCCTCGCCAGCCGAGGCGATGTTGTCGGCGATCTGTGCGAGTTTCGCCTGATCCCAATCGATCCGTTTCGCTAGGTCGGCGATCACCGTGACGCCGCCATCCTCGAAACGGATCGTGCCGGTGTCCTTGCCTGCCTCATGACGGCATTCGGCAGCGCGCTCGGCGTATTTCAGGGAGATTGCACCATCGAGCCAATCCGAGACCGCCTTGGCCTGGGTGAGCTGCTGATCCGCCGCCTCCTTCAGCATTGCCAGCTGATCAGCGGGCAATGCCGCGATCTGGCCAACCGGCATGCGGTGGATATCGGCCAGTGTAATGTGGTTAGAAATCGTCATGTTGTTCCCCCTTACGCCGACATCGGGCGGTGGGGCTCGTGGTCCGAGCCGCGGATCTGCTCGACCTCGAAAGCCTCGACGTCTTCGAGTCGGTAAATGACCCGGCCACCGAGTTTGATGAATTTCGGGCCTTCGCCCGTCCACCGCCAACGCTCCAGCGTGCGATGTGAAATGTTCCAACGAGCCGCCAGCTCGATCTGGGAAAGGTGCCTTAGCGCCATGTGAACCTCCTTCGGGTTTTTGCGAACACTTGCGGGATCAACATGGCCAATGGGGTGGTAGGGCTGAGGGAGGGCACCGGTAGGGAAACCGGTAGGAGAGCGACAAAAGCAAAAGGCCGCCCTCAAGGACGGCCTTTCGCATAGCGTTTTCTGATCGAACTAAGGCTCGATCCAACAGTTTCCGTCGGCGTATTTGATGAATGAGCGCCAGTCTTCACGACCGCTGAAAACCTTAGAGAACGAGTTCGTGCTGTCCCCGTAACCCGCTTCGAAAAGGACGACCGCCGTCCGGCATTCAGGCGAACCCGACCAGTAGGCGTCGAACAACAGCCCAAGGAGTTGCCGCTG